GGTTCGTCGCCTTGTCGCAGGCGGCGAAGCCATATTCGAGCGTGATGATCGATTTCGAGTTCGGAACCCACTGCGTCTGCGGGCCATTTGGAACCCAAGCGCCGCCGCTCGCTGGCGTCGCATAGACGGCGTAGTGAAGGTTGTTCCACCACCAGCGCAGTTGCTTGTTGGCGAGGATTTCCTGATTTGCGTAATAGGGATTCCGCGCCTGCGCCAGCCGATCGCCGGCGGGCAGCGTTACCTGGAGGTCGGAGCCGTTCGGATCGAGGCCGTAGGCCGCATGGGCGCCGGCGCCTCCGTCGTTATAGTACCAGTTGAAATACTGGCCGCCCTCGATCCCCGCCTTGAGATAGGGCGTCGAATAGATCGTTGGCGGCCCGGTGAAACCCAAGCCGCTCAGCGACCCGGACTGCGGCGGCCACGCGCCGGTGTAGGCCGGCGTCAGCCATTCATCGCCGTCGAGGCCGCCGTTGGTCGCGCTCGTCCAGTCAGTCAGCGGCAGGTAATTGTCGAAGGATACGAAGTCGATACTTGGGTTCGCCCGCAATTGATCGAGATGCGGCCATTGTCCATTCTCGCCCGGATGTTGCCAGCCCATCCAGCTCGACCAATCGGATGAATAGGTGACAAGGTTTTCGAAGGTCGAGAGGTCTTTCGTGTAGCCGGCGGCGTCGAAGGTCGAGCGCACGTCATTCGCCAGCGCGTTGAGCGCCGCGACCATCGGATAGTCCCAAATCGCGTTGCCCGAGCCGTCAGTCTGGCCCGCCTGGGTCCAGTTCGGCCCGCGAAGGATTTCAAGCCCGCGGAGCTCCGAACCGATGACGAACAGGTTGACGCCGCCGGCGACGATGCAAAGATTCGCGTAGTGCAGGACCATCCGGCGATAGGTGTAATCAAGCAGCGGGCCGCCATAGGCGACGGTCAGATTGACCGTATCGCGCACAAAATCCGAGGTCGTCGCGCCGCCCATGAACGTGTTGACATCGTTCGTCGCCAGTTGCGAGATGTCGTTCGGCGACGTAATGCGCCCGCGCCAGGGAAAGCCCTCACCCGTTCCGAGCAAGAACGGGTAGAATACGACTTTGAAACCGCGGGTCTTTAAATCGCGAATGCAGCGAACGATCGATGGATCGCTCGGCGTCCCGCCATAGACGAAGCCAGGCTCCCCAAGCGCGTTCGGGATCTCGGGGATCGGAATCAGGCCCGGATAGCTTTGCTCCGTCAGGCTCGACACCATCCAGTGAACCGGCAGGAAGCCGGAGCCCGTATTCTGCTGAAACTCCCCCAAGATGAAATTCGTCGAGGGATAGATTTGGCAGGTCGAGGCGTCTTCCGAGTTGAAGAACCAGGCGACAACGACGGAGATCGTCGTGCATTCGGGATGCTGCGCCTGAAGCTGCTCGATCGAGTTGGTGTAATCGGTGACGTTGGCGGCGAGGCTCGGGTTCGAGAAGGTGTTCTGGACCGTAAGGTTGTCGAGGCCGCTCGGTCCGCGCTGCGCGCCGACGGCGGGATAGATGTCGTAGGCGAATTCGCCGGTCGAGGGCAGAAGATGCACGCCAATGAGGTTGACAGACGTCATTAGCCGCGCAAGCGCTTGAGCCCCAGCGCGGCGCCGTGCCGCACCGCTTCGTCGAGCGCCTTCGCCATGCCCGGGCCGTTGCTGCGCATCCAGGACGAGACCGACGCGCCGTCGAGCGCCGAGACGTTGAAGTTCGTGGTCGGATGAATGGCGACCGACGCGCCGGGCGAAGCGCCGCTCGCCGACGCGGTGAGAAGCGAGCGAAAGGCGCCCGCTTCCGCCTGCGGCATGATGAGCTCGTTGTGATGGACCAGGGTCAGCATGTCCTGCGGCGCCTGCCACATGCCGATGTCGGCCGAGGCGACGGCGCCCGCCATGCCGGCGACCGTGGCTTGGGCTGCCGCGGCCGGACCCGCTGCGAACGGGCCCATGAGCGGGGAAAGAAAACCGAAAACGCCGGCGAATGTCTCCGCGGCCGAAGAGAGGATCGATCGGACCATCGCCGCGCCCTGCGCGCCCATCGAGGCCGCGGCGCCGGCGTCCTCTGCGCTCGCTCGCGCGGCGACGCCTGTTGCCGTCGCGGCGGTCTTCATCGCTTCCGCCAGGACGTCATGCTCGACCGTGGTTTCGCACCACTCGATGAATTTGATCAGCAAGTCGTCGAGCACGCTCTTGAACGCCGCATGCCAGTTCTCCGTGCCCGATAGCAGTCCGCGCAATTGCGAATTGAAAGCCCCCATGATCGAATTGGCGAACGACTGATAGTCGCGCTCCTGCTCCTGCAATGCCGAGCGGGTCAACGCCGTAGTCTCATCGTCGCGGCGGCGGGCCGCCTCGATGATCAAGTCGTCGGTGCGCTGCTTGACCGCCAGCGACTGTTCGCCGAGCGCCTCCCGCTTTTGCAGCGCGGCGAGTTCGGCGGCGTATTCCTCGTCCAGTGCAGCTTGCGAAAGCGCCAGCTTCTGCTGCTGGGTGATCTCGTAGAACCGCGCCTCCTCCCCATAGAGCGCGAGCTTCTGCTTCAGCGCGTCGGCGAGGATCCTCAATTCTTCCGAGGTCGCGAGCTGCGCCGCCCTCGTAGCGTCGGCATACGCCTCGTCGTCGCCGGCCCGCATCGCCGCGGCGGCGCGAACGCTGTCGGCGGCGAATGACTGTTCCAGCGATTGGGTTGCGGCCAGCGCGTCGTGGTAGGACTGCAGGCGATCGGGGCTGAAGGCTTGGGACGAAGCGTTGGCGAACGAGGCCAGTTGGCCGTTGATTTCGCCGAACGGCGCCGAAAAGCTCTGCAACGCGTCCTTCGCCTCGGCGACTCCGGAGACGAAGTCGGCGATCGAAGCGCTGAAGCTGACGGAGACATTGGCGTCGGCCATGGCTGGTCCTTGACCTTGCGCGCGCTGCGTTAGAGCGCGCCGCTCGGGAATGCCGCTTTCAGTTCCGCGACCGTCGGCTGGCGCGGTGGGGCAGCGTCGTCTGGTGCACGATACTTGAGCGCGGCGGCCGCGAGCCAATGGATGGGCGGGTTGCGGCGCCACTCGGCCCTGAGCGCCAGAAAGCGCGGGATGGTCAGTTGATCGAGCGCCTGGTCCCAGCTCCAGCCGGTATTGGAGACGACCTGGGCGATCAGGGCGTCGAAATCGACTTTCCCATAGGTCGCGACGCCTCCGGCGTCGCTGGCGCAGGCTGAGCTTGATCCTCAATTCTGCCCGGGCGAAGCCCCGCCGCCTTGGCGACCGCGGGGAAAGCCTGGATCAGCTCGCCGACCGAAAACGGCAGGTCGAGGAAGTTGGCGAACGAAAGTTCGGGCTCGACGAAAGAGACCGCCCGCCACGTCGCTTCGGCGAGGCGATCGAGTTCGGCCTCGCTGAGCCGCGCGACCGAGTCTCCCGACATCGAGGGGCCGCCGGCGGCGACATAGACGTCGAACAGCGCCGGCTGGATCGCCTTGATAGCGCGAAACGGCAGGTGCGGAACCGACCACGTCTTTCCGCCGAGCGATACGGCGAACGCCTCGTCACTCATGCCGCATCTCCGAAGTTGAACTGACACACCTGACCGGCCGCGTTGGCAAAGCATTGGAAGTCGAATTCGGGGATCAGGAAGTCCTCGATCTTGGTGCCGAATGACAGCTTCTCGGCGACGCAATTGTAGAGCAGCACGGAGAACTGCTTGCCGGTGGTCGGATCGGAAGCGAACAGGTTGGCCGAGAAGGTGACTGAGGGGCCGATCAGCGCGGAGGAGACGGCGATGCTCTCGCCGCTCGCGACGACCGTGTAGGTGTAGGAGATCAGCACCGCGGCGCCGGCGTCGCCGGACGAGAAGGTGTAGACGCCCGCCGACACCGAATATTGTCCTGTCGTCGGGCTCGAGGCGACCTGCTTCAGCGGCAGCGAGGAACTCGCATAGACGACGCCCTGATCGGCCACGAAGGTCGCGTGATTGATCGTGGAATAGGTGTACGGCGAGGATGAGGGAACGGTCGTCGTCTCACCGAACTGGGTCTGCGCGCCGCCAACGCTTGGCGTGAGGCCGAAGAAAAGCGAGCCCAGCGCCTGACCCGAGACGCGCGCCATCTTGGCTTTGCCGCTCATCTTCCTGGTGCCGGAGCCGATGGCGACCGGGAAGTTGTACTGCCCATAGAGCGCCTTGGTGGTGGTGGCGAAGTTGAGCGACACTTCCTGCACGAGGCCGAAATTGATCGGGGAACCGCTTGCCGGCGTGCCGATCAGCACGCCCGAGCCGAATACGAACATGACGGTGAACTCCGTTGGAAGATAGGTTTAGGATTGGGTCGTGTCCGACGGCTGAGCGCAATGTCTTGGCGTGACGGCCGTTCAGCGGAATCAGAGATGGCGCGACCTCACGGCCCCACCAGCCGCACCGCGACCACCGCAAGCCCATCGCCGTCGAGGTCGCCCGTGTCGCGGACTGGCACGCCCATGATCTTGCAGTCGTGCACGGCGCCGCCCAGCGTCTGGCGGCCGAGGCTCAAGTCGGAGGCGGCGGGCGCGAGCGCGGCGTCGATCGCGTCGAGAGCATTGTTGATGGCGGTCGCGCCCGGCGTCGTCGGGTCGCGGGCGTCGAAATAGAGGAAGAGCTTGGCCTCGAGTGTCCGCTTCGGCGTCGCGGGCGAGGCCCATTGATAGGCTTCCGGCCCGCTTTCGAGCTGGAAGAATGCCGGGCGCAGCGCCGCCGGAACCTCGCTCCAGAGCTTCATCCGCCGCGACGCGATACCCCAAGGGTAGGCTGAGGAAACGGCGGCGAACAGGGCGGAGAAGGCCGCTTCGCGGGTCATGCGCGCTCCCATGCGTCGGCCGCGGCCTCGGCCAGCGCGTCGAGGATGTCGTCACGCATATCATCGAGCGACGAGCGCAGGTAGGACCGTTCGGGGATCAGCGAGCCGGGATGTTCGACCCTGCGGGCGAAGCGCTGGGCGCCGCCGGCGACGAAGGCGAGCGCCTGAGCTTTGACCGGCAAGATCTCGTGCGCGCTCGTCTTGCCGCCGTATTCCTGGATCGCCGCATATTTCACGTCGCCTACGGAGTCGACCGAAGCAACAACGCCGTCCGCATCGGCTGAGATGCTGGCCACAATCGAGTCGCGCAGAGCGCCGGAGCGCAGGTTCAACACCGCGCCGGAGAGCTTGTCATTCTGGACCAGGTCGACGAGCGCCGCCGCGAGCTCGGCCGCCTTGGCGTCGAGCGCGGCCGCCAATGCGGCCGGATAAGCCTCGAGCCGCGCGCTGGCGTCCTCGAGGCCGTCGAGGGTGAGCGCGAACATCAGAGCGAAACCCGCTTATAGGGCTGCAGCATGCCCTGGATAGGCGCCGACATGGCGCTCATGTCATAGGCGATCGTCTCCTGGCCGCCCATCGACTTCGACCTGAGCCCGATGCGCTCGGCGGCGCGAAAGCGCTCCGCTGCCAATTCGAGCGCCGCCTGGGCGATGTCTTGGGGCACATAGCCGTAGGAGATCGAAACCGGTTGCTCGGCATCCGCGGCGGAGAAGCCATAGGCGCCGGCGCTCACCGTATATTGCCCGGCGCCCGGCGAGGCTGCGACCGGCGTCAGCGGCGCGCCGGTCGCAGCATAAGTCACGCCGAGATCCGATCCCCAGGCTCCATAAGGCGAAAACGCCATGAGCTGCAGCGGAGGGGCGGCGGGAACCGTCTGCGCCTCGTTTTGCACCGCATATCCGGCGCTGTAGGACACGACCAGGCTTTGGCGCCCGGGCCGGTATTGATGGCCGAACAAGTCGAGCGCCTGCGGACGGCCCGGCGGAACGCCATCGCCCGGCTCGAGGGCGTAGCCTACCGAGGCCTCGAGGTCAGCGTTCTGGTCGGGCGGGATGGCGATTCCGCGCCACGTCACCGACGTGACCCCCACCACCGGCCATTGCCTAAGAGTGATACGCCGGGTCTCGAGA